TTCGCAACCAGCGCCAGGCCATCACCTCGAAATTCCCACGCCACAAGCTGGCCAACGATGGCACCAGGTTCGGCGTGGGGCAAAAGATCGTGACGCCGAAAACTATAAAGGCCGAGCTTATTAGTCAGTATCGCATCGATGAATTCAACGGCCTGGTGGAAGATGTCACGGCGTTCAAGCAGCACCTCATTGTCGAGCGGGATCCAAATAATCCCAACAGGCTAAACGTGCTCTATCCGCCCGACCTGGTGAATCAGCTCCGCATCTATGCGGTGCTGGTACAATTCCGGCTGCAATACAATCGCGGCCAGGATCTCGAGATCATCCGATAGGACGGGGTTGCTCTGTTCCCTCGCCCTTAAACTGGCCGCGCGCTGCAATGGCGCGCGGCCTTTCTCCCCGCCCGCCGTGATGGCGCGCAATCCCACATGAAGGAGTCTCGACATGGCACAGCGCATCGCTGGCACAGCCTTTCTGAAAGTTGACGGCAACATGCTTCCTCTGCGCGGCAATTTCACCGTGAGCCCGAGCGCGGTCGAGCGCACGTTTCTCGCCGGGCAAGATTATGTGCACGGCTACCAAGAGCTGCCGAGGGTTAACTAAGCGGCCCTCGCTAAACCGGGTGAATTCGGTGGACAGCGGGCAACGCCAACACCGAGCCAAGCCGCAGCAATGCGGAAGGTGTAACGACTATCGCGCAAGCGAGTAGGGCCAAGCGGCCCGAAGCGCCCGGCCCGTCGCAAGACGGTGATGAGATAGTCTCCTCTGCACGGTCGAACGTGCAGCAGCGCGCAAGCGCGGTGACGGATTAGCAACCCGTTGCGAAGATAAGGCCCATGGATCGAAGGCGATGTTTCCTCAACGCCCGATGTCTCGATGGAGGATCTCGAGGCGATGGTCGAGGTCACCGTCACCGCCGAGCTGGCAAACGGCAAGGTGTACGTTTTGAAGGAAGCCGGTTGCAAATCCGCGCTCGAGAACAACACCCGTGAAGGTCAATTCCGGGTGCGGTTTGAAGGCACCACCTGCGAGGAAATCAACACCTAACGCGCGACTCGAGTTGAGTCGCTTTAGAGGAGGAGCGACGAATGGATGACCGCACGAAAGATCCGACACCGACATTTAGCGACCTGCCGCCCGATGAGGAAAACAAGCCGGCCGATTTGTCGATGGATGAGGCGCCGGTCGAGGAGCATGCTTTCGACCAGGTGTTGAGCAAACCAATACAGGCGCACGGCGATGAGCTGCGCGAGCTGCATTGGCGCGAGCCCACCGGCGGCGATATCGAAATGGCGGGCAATCCGGTTTATCTGGATTTCTCCGGCGCGGCGCCATCGATCACATTCAACGAAAAGAAAATGGCCGCGATGATGTCGCGCCTTTGCGGCGTGCCACCGTCGAGCATTCGCATGCTCACGGCGAAAGATTGGAATGCGGTCGCGTGGAAAATGTTCCGTTTTTTTACGCCACCAGGGGCATGAGCAACCCTGAAAGCATCGTGCTCAATTGCTATGAGCTGGCGAAATACTATCACGTTGATCCCCGCGTGTTTCTCGAGCAGGGCGTGAGCGCAATCGAGCGCCATCGCTACTGGACCGAGAAGCTAGTGGACAAGATCCGCGCTGCCCAAGAGGCCGAGGCGCCATCGGATGGCTGACCAATCGATAGAAATTAGACTCATCCTGCGGGATGAAATGTCTAAGGCGCTGGCGCCGATCGAGCAGCAGCTCAAACGGATCAGCGAAACGCGAGTCGACCGATTCCATGGCGCAATGGATCGGCTCGCGCCCGCCGTGCGCGTGGTGCATCGCGAGCTTTCGACGCTCTCGCGCCTCACGCTCGGCGGCCTGGTCGGCGGTGGCGTTATCGCCGGCCTGGCCACGCTCACCAAGTCGCTGCAGGACATGGCAGCGCAAAACATTCAATTGCGCTACACCGCACAATCGCTCGGTGTCTCAACCAAATTCCTCGAGGACTATAAGGCGGCGCTGGTCGGCCTCGGCGAGTCACCCGAGGCGGCGGCCGGCAGTCTAAAAAAATCGCTCGAGACACTCGACGAATTCATGGTGAAGGGATCCAAGTCATCGCTCGGATCCTTCCTTAAGGAAAGCATCGGCGGCCCGCAAATCGCCGGCCAGCTCCGCGACATCATCGCCAAGCAAGGTGAGGAGGCCGGGCTAAAATTTCTCATCAATGTTGCGAAACGAATTACCGACCGCAAGGGCCGTGCCGAATTCCTGCGCCAGGCCGGCCTGCCCTATTCGGCCCTCGGCATCGACAAGATGCTTTCGCAATTGCCCGAGCGCCTCGAGCTTTCCACCGAGCAGGTGGATGCGATGGCGATTGCAAACATGCAGCTCGAGCGCCATTCGGAAAACATCAAACAGATCCTCGCCGGGGCAATGCTGCCCGCCATTACCGCCATCACCAAATCACTAAGCGAATATCTGCAGACCGAGGCCGGGCAAAAGTTTTCCAAGCAGCTCGGCGAGATCGCGGGCGATGTTAGCAAGGCGATAAGCACCTGGATCAAAGAGGGCGGCCTCGAGTCGGCGCTCAAAGCATTGGAGGCGGCATTCACCGCTGCCGATACTGTTATCAAAGGCATCGGCCTAAGCTGGCCGCAGGCCATCGGCGTGCTGGTCGGGATCAAATTCGCAGCCTGGTTGATTGATGTTGCGGCCGGCCTCACCGGGATCTCTAAACTGGCATGGGTGCTGCGCCTGCTGCCACTCGTCGCCATGTATTTTGGCGCGAAATGGTTCCGCGACCTGGTCGACACCGAAGGCCGGCAAAAAGAGGCGCTCGAGAAACATCCGGGCAAGTTGAGCGATCAGCCAGGCCTCACCGATGAGCAAAAGAAAAACCTCGATGAGCTGCAAAAATCCTGGCCGATGATTGTGCCTAAGCCGCAAAAGCAAAGCGGCGAGGGCAAGCCGCAAACCGAGCAGGAGCAGCGCGCGGCCGCGGCCACCGATGCCAATGAGCGCAAGGCCCTAAACGATAAGCTCGAGGAGCTGGCAATAGGGACCGGCCACCTCGCCGACTACCTCGGGCAAACCGCGATCGGCGGGCCGGAGGGCACGCCAGGCGAAAGCGGCCTCGGCGCCGGCCTAAGCCGCGGCGCTTATCAAACCATGTTCAACCAAGGGCCGATGGTCGGCCAATATGAGCGCATCGTGCAGGCGGCCGAGGCGCATGGTGTTTCGCCATCGCTGCTCGCCGGCATCATGTCATTTGAATCAAAGCAGCCAGGCGGCCCGTTTGGAATGAGCCGCGTCATTCTCGCCAACATGAATCCCGGCGGGCTCATGGTGCGCGGCGGCAAGCAGCATATGAAATTTCCCGATATCGGCGCCGGCATCGATAAGACGGCGCAAACCGTTGCGCGCAATCTTGCCATCGGTGGCGGCACATTCGAGGGGCTGGCCGAATCCTATTCACCATCGAAAGGCGGCCAGGCCTCCAACGATCCCGGCAACACCAATCGGCTATGGCCGAGCCTGGTTACCAAATTCACCAACCAGCTCACCGAGCGCGGCTATGATCCGGGCGGGCTGCAGGACGCCGTGCCTAGTGGCGGCGGCCAGGGCGCCGGTGGCGGCGATACCATCATTAAGGCGCTGGCCGGTGACGGCGGCGGCGGCATGAATGGGAGCGCGAGCATCGACATCGATGTGGGCGGCCTCGGCCAGCCGGCGCGGGATCCTAGTTCGCTGTTCAAGCCGCAACCGCTCGACGGCGCGGTGCAAATGCAAAACGCAACGCAGCCGCAACACAATCCTTTGAGCTTTCAATAAATGGCATCGCGCGTTCCAACCGTTGAGATCATCATCCGCGACGAAGTGTCGGCGGGTGTGGAACGCATGCGCCAGCGCATGCGCGCCGAGGGCGGGCGCGAGTGGTTCAAAGGAATGGAGTCGGGCCTGGCCTCGGGCCTGCGCGTGGCGCAGCGGGTGCGCAATGAGCTTGGGAGTATTGTTCGACTAACCGGCGCGGGCGCCTTCCTCGGCGGCGGTGTGGTCGCTGGCATAGTCAAGATCACGGAGTCGCTCGGCAACCTATCGCGCGAAACGCTGCAGATGAATGCCACCTCTGCATCGCTCGGCATAACCGTCAAAGAATTCGACAAGCTCATATCGCGCGGCATGGCGGTGGGGCTCACCGCCGAGCAATCAAAGGGGCAAATCGCTGGCCTCGCCAAGATCATCGATGAGCTGGCGGTTAAGGGGGTGAAGGCCGGCCGGTTTGCGGAAATCTATAAGAGCATCGGCGGCCCGGAATTCCTGCAGCGGGTGCGGCGCGCAACGCTAACCGGCGGCACGCAAGCGGGCATCGAGGAATACATCCGCGGCATGAGCCAGGTGGTCGACCGCCGCGGCCGATCATTCATCGCCGATTTTGCCGGCATGTCACCGGCCTGGTCGAAGGCGCTGCAGGTCGATGAAAAGGCGCTGGTCGATTCAATTCATGTGCCCGAGGAGGAGGCGCAAAAGCTAAACCTCGAGCTGGTCAAGCTGCAAATCACGCTCGAGAACGTCAAGAAAACCGCGGCAATTGCTGTGCTGCCGGCGATGACCGAATTAGTCGCGGCGTTCGATAAATTCGTTTCCGGGCCAGGCGCCGCGGTGGTCAAGCAATTCGGCGAATGGCTGGCCTCGCTTAACATCGATTGGAAGGCCGTTTCCGCTGGCATCACCAGCATCATCGAGGCGCTCACTAAATTTTTCACCGGGCTGGATCCTATCGTTCAACAAATCGGCGGATGGAAAACCGTCATCGGCACCGTGGCCGGCGCGGCCGTGCTCGGCCTGCTGGTGACGCGCCTCGGCGCTATCTCTGCCGGCCTGCTGGCGATCGGCGCCGCCGCGTGGGTGGTGCCGCTGCTCGGGATGGGCGCATTCACCAGCATGGGCACCGGCGGCGGTGGAGCGATGCCAGGCGGCGCAGCCGGCGTGCCAGGCGCAGCCGGCGGGCCATCGGGGCCGGCGGTGCGCGGGCCTGGTGGTGGCGGTGGCAGCGGCCAGCCAGGCGCGCCGCAGCCGACACCAGCACCGGCGCCAAATCCCGCACCCTATGGCCGCGATCGGCGCGGCCGGCCCTATCCGGCGCCGCAGGAAACCCAACCAGGGAGGCGCAGCGACCTCGGCGATTTAGATCCCGAGAATGCTGCGCCCTATCGCGTGGCCGGCGGCTGGCAACCTCCACCTGGTTACTTGAAAGCCGGCGACACCGAGGAGCTGCGCACCACGGTGGCCACGGTGACCGACAACGTCACGCGCCTGGCGCAGAACATCGCGGCCCTCGGTTTGAATACCGATGCCTCGGGCGCCGGGCCGATGGCGGGGTTTGCCGGCCGCGTCACCAGCGCGCCGCCTGGCGGTGGTGGGCCGCGCCGGGCCTCGAGCGGTGGGCCTGGTGGCCGAACGCGCAGCAGCTCGCCGGGCAGCTCGGCCTCGCCGCGGCCGGCGCGCGTGACCGACACCACGGTGTCACCCGCGGATGATGAATTTAGGATCGGGCAAGGCCCGCTGCCGACCGAGGCGCAATTGAGCGACAAATCGGTGCCGGCCGGCCGTCGATTCAACAACCCGTTTAATATGTGGCACGACAAATATGCTGCGCAGCAGGGTGGCGTGCCGGGCAGGAAGATCACGCCCTATGACACGCCCGCGATTTTCCCGAGCGGCCAGGCCGGCGCTGCGGCCGTCATCCGCAAAATGCTCGAAAGCCCGCTATATGCAAATAAAACGATGTGGGATCTCATCGGCAAATGGGTGAGCCACGGCACGCCTGGCGGCTATGCGCCCTGGATCGAGCAGCAAACCGGCATCCCGGTCAACACGCGGATCACCCGCGAATTTTTGATGTCGGATGATGGCCTGAAATTCCTCAAGGCCATGGCGCGCTATGAAACAAAAAGCTCGGAGGAATATCCGCTCACCGATGAGCAATGGCGAGCTGCGCGCGATGCCGGTGCACGCATCAAACGCGGGCAGCAGGTGCCGCCAGCCAATCCGAATGTGCCGCCGGCAGATCCAAAAATTTCGCCGGCCAATCCGCAACCCAACACGACCGGAAGCCCGCCCGAGGGCCTGGTTTCGCCGGTCACCGGAAAATTCGGCGAGAATCAATCCAACGTGTACGGCGCAGGGCGGCGTGGTGGCCGCCCGCATTCCGGTGTTGATTGGCGTGCCGAGGATGGCTCGCCGGCCGTGGCGATGACCAACGGGGTGGTGACCGAGGTTGGCTATAATCGCGGCGGTTATGACCACTATGCTGTGGTGAAGGGCACCGATGGCGTTTACCGACGCTATGCCTACCACGGCCGGAGTCTTGTGAGCCAAGGCCAGACCGTTACGCAAGGAATGCCGCTCGGCATTATCGGCCGGCGACATTTGCACTATGAGGAAATTCACCCGACCTTGCCGAACGGTCGGCCCAACCCGGTATATCAGGCGCTCGAGCGCGGCCAGCATCCGAGCACAAGCTGGCAACGCGGCACCACGGATCCGCGGCAGTCGCTCAATATGCCATACGGCACGCCGGTGAGCGCCGGCCAACCATTGCCCGGCAGCGTGAGCGAAAAGGAAAAGCAGGAGCGAGCGCAAAGAGACTTTGACGAATACCTGCGGAAGCAGCGGGCGAACGAAGCCGAGCGGCCATCGTTTGCAGCTCGCGCTCGCGCCGGCCGGCTAAAGCTCGACATTAACCTGCGCGGCCCGCGCGGCGTTAAGAGCGCCATTCGTGACAGCAGCGGCGGCGTGAGCACCACCATCAATCGCGAAATGGATCCCACCGGCGGCGGCCGGATCCAATCGCCGGCCTAAACCATGGGCAGCATCCGCGACATTAGAAACGTATGGCGTGACAACCTGGTGCCGGCGAGCTTTCGCGGTGCGGTGTTTCACGTTGAGACATCGAGCCGGGCGAGCGGCCGGCGCACCGTTCTGCACCAATACCCGAAGCGCAATATTCCTTATGCCGAGGACATGGGGCGCGAGGCGGTGCGGTGGAATTTCAACGGCTATCTGATCCTGCGCGACAAGGGCATTGGCGGGAATCTGCTTTCGCAAATCGGCAACCTGCTCGGCGCGCTCGAGGCCGATGAGGCCGGCATGCTGATTCATCCGACGCTCGGCGCCATGCTGGTGCAATGCGAACGCTACAGCTACAGCGACAAGCGCACGGCCGGCGGCTATGTCGAATTCGATATGCAATTTGTCGAGGCCGGCATGCCGGCGAGCGCCGGGATCATGGATGCTGGCGCCAATCTGACCGACAGCGCAGGCGCAGCCGAAACCAGCGCGAGCAGCTCGATGAGCACCGCCACCGGCACGCTCGCGCCAGGTGGTGGCACCGCGGGCACGATACCGCCATGAGCGTTAAAACCGAATTTCAAGAGATCGATGAGATCGTGGCGCGCACGCTCGCAAACCTGCTCGCATTCACCGGCAAGGAAGGCCGGGCCGGCGCCGAGCTGCGGCTGCGCGCGGGCGACATCATGGCGCGCGGCTCGCTCTACATCATCGACGGCACGTTTGCCGGCCGGCTGCTGCAATGCTTTAGCCTGGCCACCGCCTCGGGCATCACGCTCATGTGGATGGATCGAGTCATTGCCGGCCTGGTCAATGAAAAGCCGACCGCGCTCACCTCCACCTCGGTGGTGCAGAATTGCCTCATCTATGCCCTGGCGCAGGAAGCCCGGATCATTCGCGCAACGCCGTTCGGATCGCGCGACGATGTCGACGCCACCATGCGCCGCATGGTCGGGTGGTTTGAAACCATAAAGCACATCATCGCCGACACCATGAGCGGCCCGGCCTATCAGGCATTCATCAACCTATGCGCGGCCATCACGCGCTACCTCACCGACACCGCCAGGCCGCTGCCGCGCATGCTCGGCTATGAGCTGGCCGCCACCATGCCGGCGCTGGCGATAAGCCAATACATCTACGGCGAGGGCGACCGCAGCGATGAGCTGGTGACCGAAAACAAGATCGTGCACCCGGCATTCATGCAACGCACGTTGCGGGCGATGAGCGCGTGAGCCATGGCGTTCAAAGCGCAGGAGGTCGCAGAGGTAACCATAAAGGGCCAGCGTTTCCGCGATTGGGAATCGGTGCAGGTCAAGCTCGCCGAGGGCGAATCCAACAACACGTTTAAGCTGACGGTGTCAGAGGGCAAACCGCTCTCGAGCAAATTCGCCGACCTGCAGATCCGACCAGGTGACCATTGCACCATCACGCTGGCCGGCCAGCTCGCCATCACCGGCTACGTCGAGACTCGCCAGGTGGCCTACACCGCCGAGCAGCACGGCATCGAAATCATCGGCGTGAGTCATACTAAGGCGCTGGTCGACGGCACGGCGATGACCAAAAACGGCAACGAGTTTCGCGACAAGCCTTGGAAAAAAATTGCCGATGAGGTCGCAAAGCCAATCAAGGTGGTGGAAAAAACCGGGTTGAATAACATGCCATTTCGGCGCGCCTCGATCCCGCCTGGCATGAGCAAGTTTGA